GTATTCGCATTCGTAACGCTGACGGTTCGCATTACGTGTGGTTGAAGGGTGACGGCACGATTGAATCAACGAACGGCGCAGCAACCGACACGCTCGCGCCAGACGGAACGATTACACGCACGAATGGCGCTGGTAATATCACAATGTCACCTGACGGGACTGTGAACATTAACGGCGCTATTATTACCCCCGACGGCGCAATATCATCACCAGTTAGCGCAACTGCACCAACCGTAACGGGTTCAACGTCGTTAGTTGTAGCGGGTAAAGAAGTTAAAGAACACGTTCATGCGCCAGGTACTTACGTGGCGGGTGGCGATGCGGTTACTGGCAATAGTGGAGCACTTTAAATGACAGTAAGACGATTAGACCCAACCACGGGCGACATTGTGACAAGTGGTGTGCAATTTACGGGCGGCGTTGAAGAAATAGCGCAAACCGTAGCGACTCGACTACGCTTATTCATTGGTGAGTATTTCCGCGATATTACCGACGGGACACCGTGGTATCAGTCAATTTTAGGTAAAGAAGGTACATTATCGAGCAAAGAGGCCGCGATTAAAAACCGAATCATTCGGACAGAGGGGGTCGTTCGTATACTTGAGTTTAACACTGACTTTGATATCAACACTCGCAAATATAGCGTCACGGCTGATATACTAACGACAACAGGTGAAACAACAACGGTGATCGTGTAATGGCCGAACTAACATCAACGGGTTATGTACTATACCCACAAAACCAGTGGTTCGATACTGAGCGGGCGTTATATCTCGCAATCGACCCGAAATGGAACCTAGACCCATCGACGCCCGACGGTTTAAAGCTAGCGTCGGACGCTGAAATTTGGACGAATCTTGACGAGTTGGGGCAAGTCGCTTACAACTCAAAAGACCCGAACAAAGCGAAGAATGTCGACTTAAATATTATCTGCTCATTGACCGGTACTATTCGCAGTCAAGGAACTCCGAGCAATGTGGAATTAACACTCGGCGGCGTACCCGGCACAGTGATTATCGCTGGTCGTCAAGTCGAGTCCCGTGTTGACGGTTCACGTTGGTCGATTGATACTAACGCCACAATCGGTGGTGGCGGTACGGTTACGGTCAACGCTACGTGTACGGTCAACGGGGCGACACAAGCTAATATAGGTACGTTGACACGTATCGTTAACGTTGTGGGTGGTTGGCAAACTGTCACGAACGCATCGGTTGCAACACCCGGCACGAATCGACAAAATGACGCATCGTTACGACTCGAACGCGCCAAATCCGTATCACGACCTGGTAACGCTCAAGTTGACAATATGCTCGGCGAGATATTCGCGGTAAACGGTGTTCGTCGCGCTGTGATTTATGAGAACGACACTGACGTAACAGACGCAAACGGATTACCTGAACACAGTATCGCACCTATCGTTGACGGTGGAACTGACGCGGACGTAGCGCTCGCTATATTCCGTAAAAAGAATCCGGGCTGTACGTTTCACGCTAGCGGTACACTTGTCACGGTGCTAGACGTATTCGACTTGTATCCGTCAAATAAAAAAGACATCACGTTCAGCCGTCCAACGTATATCGATATGATCGTGGTCGTTACGATTCAAAACGACGGATCATTACCAGGTAACGTCGCCGATTTAATAAGTCAGGCGATTTTAGATTACGCGGCTGGCGACCTTGTAGCCGTTGAATGTGGATTTAACGCTGTCGGGTTTGACATTGGCGAAGAAGTCCCAGTATCGCGTATTTACACACCTGTGAATCAGGTTATAGGTCAATACGGCAATTCATACGTAACTGGCTTAACGGTGAACACGTTAACAGGTGGTCAAGTACCTATCGCGTTTAACGAGTTGTCGCGCTGGACGTCGGGTAATATAGCGGTGACTATCAATGCCTAATCGTATTTACGCACAATACGCGGATAAACCCAAAGCTGTTGCGTGGTATAACATCACGCCAGCAATGGCGCAACCGCTATTCGATACGTTCGACGCGGTTAGAATGTCTTACGATATCGACACGGCTGTCGGTGCACAACTTGACGTTATTGGTCGAATTGTCGTTATTGACCGCGGGTTTGAATCGTTTGTCGTGTTTGACCCTGATACGTATTTCGGCGGTGAAGGTGACGCTTGTCAATTTGGTGGCGCTGATTCGCAATTCGAGTCTACAGGTTCTGTATTATCGCAAGGGGTTAGTGACGCTATATTTCGCGTGCTCATTCGTGCTAAAATTGCCAAGAACAACAACGACGCGACACTTGACGGTATCGCATCAGCGTTAAGTTTCATCACTGAGTCAAGTCCGATACAGGTTGTCGATAACGAAAACATGACAATGAGCGTGTCATTCGGGTCGGAATTAACAGATATTGAAAGGTTTGTATTTAACACGTTTGACGTAGTACCAAGACCGCAAGGTGTTAGGTTTTTGGGGTACGTCGAAGAAACAGCAATTACACAGTTTGGCGGGGCGTTTAGTTTTGGTGATACTCGCGCATCATTCGGTTTCTACTTTGGAGCATAGCCACAATGGCCATTAAAATTTATGAAAAGTTCGCACCACGCGCAAATCCCGCCGACGGCGATTACCCTTATGGTTCGTTAAAAAACGAGTCAGTACCCGGTGCTAAGGACGGTACGCCGCTCGACGCTGCGTGGGGTAACGATTACGCGGGTTCCGACGCTGAGTTATTCGCGCAAGCTGGTATCGTACCGAGTGGTGAACCTGATAAACTTGGGGTATCGCAACGTGTCGATGCGATGTTTAATTTGTTCGGCAGGACTGTAGACTCAATAAAAGATTTAGGTTTAGTAACTAATCCATCTGATAAATCCGGTACAGTCGTTAACGGTTTTTACGTGGATTCAAGTGTTGGTGGCGGTTTGTTTATTTGGGACGACACAAAGGACAAAGCTACTCATAACGGAGGAACCGTATTAGACCCAATCAGGGTTCTGGCTTGGGACGGTACTTTTGGCGACTTAGCAACACTCTACACCGTGGGTGTCGGTTCTGGTTGTTTCGTTAAGGTTGACGGCAACACAACTGTTGATAGTTTTGGTGCTGTTGACTCAACAGTAAGTGACATTGATGTGGTGTTAACTCAGATGGAGGCTGCCGGTGTTGGAACTATCGTAGCTAACACGTTGACTTACAAGACTGAGAACTTTATTCCAGCTACTGACGCGTTGAGTTTTGCAGGTAGCGCTCAAATACAGACGAAGGCTGGCCACACTTTCAATATCTCAGTGTGTATGGAGAATAAAGTTGGAGCAGGTGAACCCATAAGAATGGCTTATACAGACACAGATTGGGATTGGGGGACGTGTTCTTATCTTAAATCGAAAGGTATTAACACTATCATGTCGTTCGGGTTATTTGCTGAATCCAATCAGTTACTACTACTTCGCAGCGTTATTGCAGCTAAGATGCAGATTATGGCTTACAGTAATGAAGCTGTAGCATCACTACCACAGCTAATAACTGATTATGCTAATGTCATTGCCTTCTATATATATGATGAACCGGACGCGCAAGCCATACCTGTAGCAGCACAAGATGCAAGAGTGCTTAGTTATAAGGCTGTGACTAATAAACCCATAGCTTGCTCTGCTGTGCTGGAAATGGAAATGACTAGATTAGTGTCAGATAAGTTTGATATTATATTTCTACAGCACTATTATACCGAGGGAGCGTTAAGTTCTAAATATCTCACTGATACAATTGATAGAAATAACACTGTTAAGGGGGTAGTTCTTCAGGGGAGCTACTTAGTTAAACACCCCAGCACAAAGTTGATACCCGTAATCGGGCTATTTACACATGCGGCATACACTTTAAGTGTGAGTAAAATAGATAACTATGCAAAAGCAGTTGCGGGACTATCTGATGATGGTTCATGCGCTATGTTTGTATGGGGTGGTACTACTGACCCAAGTATTATTAGCTCACCAAAAAGCAATAATGACCTTTTAAAAGTTTTAAATAAACTCATATCGTTTACAACTTCAGCTGCCAAGGTTAAAATCACCCCCGTGATATTCACAAGCGATAATGATTACGCTGAGTTCGGGGCGATAACATCTAGCGCTAACTTAATGTCAAACACCACACCCACTGTTAAAAACGTTAAACCGTTTAGTGTTAAAAATGTGGGTGGTCTAGTGGATGAATTTAATAGCAACTTCCATGAACAAGGATTGGCAGCGAAGGACGCGGGAGGTTATATACTGCTTGACACTGCCAGCTATGATTGCAGCGGAATGTGTCATATGAAATCAGTATATCGAGACATCCCAGATGGTAGTTCTGCAACAGTTGGTCTAGCTGTCTCAGCTAATAAAGGTTTTACGGTGACAGACATTATTAACGTTGGGGTAGCTAATAATGCAGAGTCCCAATTTTGGATATCTAGAGCAAACACACCAGCTGCAATAAATGGTCATTCTATACTTATCAAACTTGCACCATCAGTGGCTAACGCAAACCACTGGAAGTTTTTAATTGGTCAATTGTATTTGTCTAACTGGGAAGATGTAGTTTACTAACCTCTATGTGTAGAGCTGAACAACAGTGTTGCTTGTTCAACGCTAATCTTACCGGCGCATAATTGATATTCAGTTGTGCGCCGTTTTTTTATCCCGCCACAAGTCCGCGCGTTCGCATCGTCGAAGCAGTCGACAAGTTTCCCGCCGACTCGAATATACTTATAAGCTAAGATATTTTTACACGACTCTCGCCACCTGCCTTGCCGCAGTAACTTATAACCTGTGGAATTTTGCAACGCGCCCGTGCCTAGGTTGTATGAGAAGTCAGCCCACGCCACGATCACATTGTCGGGTAATTTGTGTGGTATACGTTGAAGCGGTTTAGCGTGTTCAAGTAATTCAACGATTAATCTGTCTTGGCATTCTTTGGGCGTAGCTGTATCGCCCTGTTTGACGCCTTTTGTCGCGCCTGTGCAAATAGTCCATATCCCCACGGGGTCTTGATACGCCAAGTATTTAGTACCTTCAAAACCCGCAACGAGCGCGACGGCCGCAAATAATGTACCGCCGACTAATTTATTGTTCATTTTAAGTACCTCAATGTGTTAATATTAATGTGTATATTAACACAAACCCACAATTGGAGTAATTATCATGCCAGTATCAAGTAAACCGACACTACCTGTGAAACAAAAAGACTCAAGTAAACCTGTGAAAAATACTAAATAATGACATATCTAGCGTTATGCGCGGTTCTTTTCGGTGTGTTGACGTTGTATCAACCGCATCGTAGAGAGTGGTTAACGTTGTGTGTCGTCACGGTCTTAACTTTTATATTGACGTGCGTACTCAGCAACGAAGATCCATTATTATATAAACTCGTCCCGACCATTACATTTGTAGGTGCCGTGATTTTATGTATACCGCGCACTACGCTAGGTTTTTATCACGCTATCGTTTTATTATTCACACTCGTAGCATATGCGGCACTAGCGTATGACGTTGCGCACGGACAGCATATTTTAATTTACAACAACTACGAAGGTGTCATTTATGGATTGGTGGGGTGTCAAATTATCGCAATTTTTCCAACATTATGGGCTGCTTATCGTGATTTTAATCCAAGTGGCTGCTCTTGGTTGGTCAATTTACAAAGGTATACGAGATAATGAGCGTACACACACCAGATGTGGGCAATGTGGGGATTTACGGCTCAGCGGTCGGCGGAGTCGTAACGACGACGGGAACAGTAACGGGTTGGATTAACGAAAATGCGATGATGATCGGTTTAGGTTTATCGCTTTTATCATTATTAATAGGTGTGGTGTTTAAAGTATTGGCGGGTATACGTGACGAACGTCATCATCGCGAGCGCTTAGAAGCTGAAAGAATACAAAACGCGCAACAACATGAGTCATTACGCGCCGAGTTATTAGCAGCGGTTAGACGTGGCGATTGATCCCCGCGAGTACATCCTCAATATATCCTAAACCCTTACCACCGTTATCAACGGGTAACATGTAAGGCGTCCGACCGTTGTCTAACTCGTGAAGAATGACACGATGCGCTTCTTTTAATGCCGCTTCGAGCGCTTCGATACGTTGTTTGTCAGCTAGTAATTCTGGAACTTTTCGCACATCTGAACCAATAAAAGATTCGCCTTTATACTCGATACCACCACAGAGTCTCGTTGTTGTATCAAATCTATCCACACGCCACGACGAACCTATTTTAATTTCACATAATTCTCCTTTATTCATCACACTCACCACCCTTAGCGACATGAAAGAATCGACAAATCAGTGGGGTTAAAATCACTGATAGCGCTAACCAACACAATAAGAAATTAATCATTTTATCACTCCCAATAATAGCGCCCCGATGTGAAGCGCCCATGACCTAAATGTACATCACTTTGACAATGGCGTCAATAGAGGTTTAACGAGTTTTTCCGCTTGTTCGACGTAATAGTCGTAATTAACGGTTGAACGGTCGAAGTTCTTCACGTTTGAACAGTCCGTAACACGCCAACCCACACATATACCCATTTCGCGCTTATCGTGCTTGCTGCGATTCTTCGTGTGGATACGTTCGTCCCATGCGTCGCCCACCTCAGCGATCACTTGATTGTACAACGTATCGCTGACCTTTGTTGCGCGTTTCCACGTGCCAATCTCGCCCGTAGGTGGGGCGATTTTAACGAGCGTACCGCCGTCGTTCGATACGTAGTAACGAATGATACTGTTAAGTTCCATTTCGGCGTCATATTCTGGCCAACGCATTACGAGACGATTCGAGCGTGGCACTTTGGCGCGACACATGAAGTCGTAGTTGTCAACGTGGTTCATTATGAATGTGCGAATATCCTCACCACGTACTAACGCAGCCTCAGCCGCTTTAGGAACTATTAGTTGTGACGGGTCCTTACCGTAAGGCACTTCACGCGTGCCGGGATTCTCGTCCATGCGCTCGTGAGCATACGCACCGATACGTTTCAATTTACCGCCTTCATATTCGGCAATGTAGCTGTTAACGTCACGGATAAACATTCTAGAATATTGCGCTTCTTCGAGTTCAAGTTGCGTCAACTGCTCCCACCATTTACACAGCGCTCTGGTGTGTTCAATGTATCCACGTGGACAAAAGTACGTCACGCCGTCGGTGTTGGCCTGAATCATTTCAAGACCTGGCACTTTGATTAGTTGCTCGACGAGCATACAAAGCAATAATTGACCGTTGAGCGTGATTGACATCGTGAACTTAGGATCAAGGAACACACTATAAGCGTTGTTACTATTACCGTAGTTAGCGTTAAGGGCTTCTTTGTATGCTGCGTTCTCTGCGCTGCCTTTTTTATACGTTTTACGTGTTTTATAAACTCCCTCGTAAGCGTCACAGAATGCCACTCCTAAATGGTCAGCGTGTAACCTGTTCTGAATGGCTAGGTTCGGGTAAAAGCTGGCGACATCTACATCAATTATCTGATGTGTGACGTTAGATGTGAATATACGAGACTCGACACTTGCATGTATACCACCGGTGCCGAAATAGTATTTAAGTCCGTTGACATCGGCGTTAAGTCCAGTAAACACGCCCTTAGTTTCGGTGATGGTCTTGCTAGCTAAGTACGCTCGAACCGCTTCAAACTCTGGACGCTCGAATTTAACATAAGGGAATATACACTCGGCTAAATTGATTGACGCGCGTATCGTTTGGCGTTTGTGTTTAGTACGCCCCACGCGGTCGTAAAACTCGATACCAGCCTTTTCACATTCGTGAATAAGAATATCGCCGCCCATTTTAGTGTTCGAGTGGTTCATAAACGACTTGCCGAACGTCACGGATAGTTCTTCACGTAGTTTAATTTGGGTCAATGACCGAACGTAAAAGAATATTGTGGCGATAACGTCGTGCTCGTTATATGCGTGTAACGCTTCGATTTGTTCACGGTTTAACACTGTACCAACGGGGAACGGTAAATCGTCGACGTTATCCATACGCATCGCAATTTCAAGCGCTTTAAGGCTCGTCGGCTCTGTACCTGTGACTGGGTTCTCTTTGTTGTAATGCCACACCATAATTAAATCGAGTTGTTCGAATAGTCGCTCGTTGTCCCAAACTTGCAACGCAAACTTTTCGTCTTTCGAACCTTTGATCAATCGCATCGCTAAATCGTAAATAGCGCGGGGGTCGTTCATTTGCCCCATAACGATACGGTGTAACACTGGGTAGTCAAACCCCACGTTATTGTAACCGACGCCGCGAGCGTTACAGGCTTTAAGCTGCATAACGAAAGCGATTAAAGCCACTGAGTCGTCGACAAATTCGCTGATCTCGAATCGCCAACGCGTATCGGTAGCGATATGGATGAATCGAGCCGTAAAGCAATTGGGGTAAGTTTCCAAATCGTACCCATAGTCACGTGGGTTGACGTGCGCTTGCTTTGAAAACTGTTCAGGTGTACCGCAATGTGGACAATGTGACATATCGCCAGGGAACGTTTTACCACAGCCGTTCAAATCGTCACAATGTGATAAGTATTTCATAAATCTGACTCCTTGACGAACGTACCGTTAACCATCTTACCCTTACGGTCTTTGATATCGTGCCAAGCGCTAGTTAAACACTGTGCCATTGAATACCCTTCACGTTCTGCAATATTATCAAGCACGACATTAATATCACCGATTGAGTCTGGTAAACCTGAACCATCGCACGTTTTTATACGCCCTTCGTCTAATAATTCTGTAACTATATCGTTTATTTCAAGCACAGCTTCGAACGGGTCTAAACCAGGTTTTAACGCCATGTAAAGTTCGATCACTTCTTCGAGTAGTTTTTTAAACTGAATAACACTGGTCGTACCTTCAATTAAATTGCGGTCATAATGCCATTTTGTAAAGCGCTCGAATAAAACCGGTAACGATGTGTTATTTAGTTGACTATTAACCATGTTCAGTACTCCAAATATTAAAAAAAGCCCCGAGCCGTTAAGCGTCGGGGCGATTGTTACGCTATTAACCGCGCGGTAAACCTGCTAGATGCGCCTCGGTCCATCCAGGCATTGCGAGTAATTGTTCTTTCGTGTAGCTCGTACCGCTCACGATGTAACCCGGTTCGGCAACTGGTGGAGGTGGTGGAGGTGTAGCCACGGCACCCGGCATTGCTTGCGGTTGCACAAGGTCATGCGCTGGCGTTACGGTTGCCGCTGGTGGCGGGGTTGCGGCTGCTTGCTGTGGTGGCGGGGTCGTAGCGGCTTGAACCACACCAGCGTCAACTAGAGCACCTTGTGGGATCACTGGGGCGCTGCTTCCAAACGCTGCGGCGGCGTCAGGTGCGTTAGCTGACATGATTTGCTGACCAGCGCGAGACAGTTCTAACAGCACTGGGTTGATGTACATACCTGGGCTATCTGTTGAATTATTTGGCGAAACGCTGAACGATAGACGCACATAATCACCGCGCTTAATTTCGTTCTTGTTCTGGATCACTTCGTGTGGTTGATATTTACCGACGTGATAACAAGGTGTCGGGAAACATGACGAAGCGAATATTACCCAGTGACCCTGATAACCTTCACGACTACACGGTGTGACCATCTTTTTGTTCGGCTCGGTCGAATCGCCGTCGGTAATCTTCCAAGAGAACGTACGCATACCGTGTTCACCACGTGGGTAAGCAGCAACGGCCGCAGCGTAGATTTTCTGACCCCAATCGGTTTGTTTCCAGTCGGTCGTACCATTTTTAGGGATAGCGATACCGACTGACTGATTGAACATTGGCGAACCGTCTTTGAACGCTTTTTGCTGACCCGTACGGTCGTCAGTGACTGAGTGCATTTCCATCGGGTGACCAGAAACTAAACGTCCAACAGGTGTTAGGATATCATTTGACATAATTATTACTCCGCTTGGTGGTGTTGGGCGGCGTACCGCCCGTTAAGTTATACTAATTAATTAGATTGATAAACCGATGCGACCGAAAAACTTAGATAGTTTATCGTGACCGCGCTGCATAATCTCACTCTTACTCGGTCTGTCCATATGTTTGGCTACTTTAGATTTTACTTTCTTGCCATGTTTGTTTTGCGACATAATTTATTGCCCTTCATATTGTTTACGAAATACGTTACGCGCTTTTGCGCCTGTGTCCTCGACAAGCTTTAATCCCGTCGTTGGAGTTTCACTATACGCGTCTATGACGGATACGTCAATACCTTTTTTCAACGCTTGTGACGGTGTATCTAATTCGACGGGTTTACGCACGTCAACGCCGAGTAAGTCGCCCATCATGATCACTTCATCGTGCGGTGTATCTTTGCGCCAGCGTTTGCGGCCGTAACCCTGTTCACCAACGAAACCAGGTAACACTTTGCCGTTGCGTATTTCCGCAAGCGCCTGTTCTTCGAGTCCTGATAGTCTCGCTTTCATTGCACGTTCTGCACGTTTTAAAATACGTAACTCAAGCGCTAAATGATGTCCGGTCAACGAAACACCCTCGGCTGCGCTAAGGTAATCAACGCCACTGTAAGCGACTTGCTGCAACGCCGTACAAGCGTAACGTGCTGGGCAATAGTCACATTGGCGCCCAACTTTACACACCGCAGCGTCACTATACGAGTCGACAGCCGCCGACTTAACTGTATTGATATAACCGCGAAGGTCTGACGCCTTACAATCCCACACTTGAGTTGTACCACCGCTACGGAATGACCGAGGCTGTGAGACTCGAAGCGACACGTTTAGATTTTGGTCAACAAATCCGTTAACATTTAACAGTTCGAGTAGTCCAGCAACGTAAGTAATTAATTGCCAGTTCTCGAACGCATCAACACCACGGTGGCCGAACTTAGCGTCCCAAACGTAAAGCGTGTTAGCTTTCGCATCGAGTAGCCAGCAATCGATATAACCGTACATACCATCATAAATACACGACAAGTCGATGTATTCTTCTATGTGTAAATTACGCATCGTACCGTTGGTGTTCGTCACTTTCAGTACGTCGTTAACGTATTCGAGCGCAGCGTCGTAAATCTCGTCGGTAATGACGATGTTATCGCGACTCAACGTTCCAACAACATTACCAGACGACACGAGCGTTTCGCCCGGCGTTCTGAACGATTCAAGTATTAATTGAGCAACTTCGTGAAACGCTCGACCTTCGAGTCGTGCCTCACTCGTACCTTCACCACTATCTATCGCGGGGAATTGTTGGGACAACTTGACGCTGCCCGTACAGTTCACCCACGTATCAGCGCCAGACGCTAATAACGGGGATTTATTCATAATAATTTCACCAACGCTGCGTGAACCTGTGGGATCAAGTCGGTACGCGCAGCAAGTAACGCGATAGACGCTAAACCTTGCGCTTTTAACGCTTCGTCGATTGACTCTTTCGTTAACTTCTTATTGTTCACGGTGATGAATTTCATCAACTCGGGGAACGTCGTCGGGCCCGTTACTACTGCAGCATCGACAGGTGGCGTTACTACTGCAGCATCGACAGGTGGCGTTACTACTGCAGCATCGACAGGCGGCGTTACTACGGCATCAACGACAGGCGGCGTTACTACGGCATCAACGACAGGTGGCGTTACTACTGCAGCATCGACAGGTGGCGTTACTACTGCAGCATCGACAGGTGGCGTTACTACGACATCAACGACAGGTGGCGTTACTACGACATCAACGCAATGACATGGTGTATCTTCCATCTGATAATACAAACCCGAACCATCGCAATCTCTACAACCAACCAAACCTTTATCGCTATCCAACTTAACATTAGTACCGACATCAACAGCAGCAACAGGAATAACCATCAAAGCTTTTAACTCAGTCTTAACACCTTCGACGTATTCGGCCCATTCTGCGTCGTTTTTGTCTTTAGGCTTGCGAGCCATACGCCACGTGTTATCGTCTAAGCGAGTTTTACCGCGACTGTGAATACGTGAATCCCACGGTAAACCGTCCGCGTCGATTGTGTCGTTCGCTTCTGGTATCTCGCTAGCAATTTCGTCGAAATCAACTAACGATTTACCGTATTGTTCGGCGTCAGTGGTGATTGCTGCATTATCATCGAGGCAATCTTGTATCACTGATTTAACGTAATCAACGTTATCATCGACCAACGGCTCAACCGTTACACTACGACTAACATCACCAACCGTTTCGGTGTGACCATTCACGGGCAATGTGGTATCAATGTCACGGGCTATAGATTGTAGGGCGTTACCCATGTGGTATAAGACACTAGCGTTATTATCAGGTAATTCTAATTTCATCGTTAAATCCTTAGTTGTTTGTTGACGACAGCGCCATATTAAATGTATTATGACCACATTGTCAACAAACTTAACGGAAATAAATTATGAGAACACCTGATAACGTGGTCGTGCTGGTGCGACTATGACCCACATTACTAATCACGCGTCGCAACGATGGGCTGAACGATTTGGTAAGCGCTTTGTGATGCGTGACATACTCGAAGAATTTCAACGGGCGACAAAATGGAAACCGAACCGAGCGAGACGCCTCGGCATTCGTATCGACCCGACTCGCCGCTATTATGTGACCGAAACGTGTATATTCGTCGTCGCAGTAAACAGTTGCGCTATAGTAACAATTTTACCTCGGAGGTGTTGATAAATACGTCAAGGTGCGTATAATAACGAAACGTTTCTTTATTTGATGAGGTCGAATCATGGCGAACAAAAGAAAAGATATAACAGGTAATCGATACGGTAAACTTACAGCTTTACACCCCACTGAACCAAACCATAAAGGATTATGGAAATGGTTATTTCAGTGCGACTGCGGTAACACAATTGAACGTTCAATAACGTTCGTTTCTAAATTCAGAGGTAATGTTAATAGCTCGTGTGGCAGTT